GGTGAGAGGAGGTGACGATGATGTTGACCATGGAATACCAGGCGTTGAAGAATCTGGTGCGCTATTCAACCAAGCTGTCGCTTGGGAATATGGCACTCGAATTTCAACCTCAGTATCCGAACCAAGTTCAACAAATTGTGTGAAGACTAAGTTGGTTGAGTTTGCAACATTTAATATGTTTGTGGAAGAATAACCTTGCGGATCATACATAATACGCACTCGACCCTTATGATAAGGGGAAGCGACAAATGTGAACTTAAAGATTATATCACCTCGCCAATTCTGGAAAAGTCGTGAGACAAATGCCATCGGGGTAAGGTAGAGTTGATTACTCGAACCAGTACTTACGTAATCAAAGAGCCATGGTTTAACGACGGATGAGAAAAGGATAGTATCAGCAGAAGCAGTTGATGCCCAACTAGCTGTGCATAGATAACTCTCTTTCATAGCAATATGAGAGACCGCTAACTCATCGTCATTAGATAGCCCCAGAATACTTGGGTCAACACTTAATTCGTTTTTAGCGTCCAAAGTCAATTTTTCAATTGGATAACCAATTTCAGTTGAGGCAATTGGTGGAAATGCATTAGGTCGGAATGGCTGGTGATCTGCGATCACTGGTACATTTGTCCAACCAAACATCTTTGCAATAGATGATACAGCGCTGGCACCTATTCGAGTAGCAGTAGCGAACTTTCCTATAACAGGAATTCCTTCAAAGTAGGAAGCTATTTTACCCACAGCAGTAGCAGGTCTCGAAACAGCACCATTACCATATTCATCTTCAGATTGCATTGCCAAACCAACAGATGGACCGGAGATTACTAGATCCTCCATCCATGCCAAAGTTTGAATGGTACATCCCGATGTAGTGACACCGTTAGCACTTTGAAGTGCGGTGTAATTGATATAACGCAAAGTACCCATATCGGCGAAATCTTGCGATTTCTGAATTCTCAACCAATTCTTTTGATAGAAAAATGGTAGGGTCATTTCTGCCCCTTCTTGGTGTTGTGGAGTTAACCATACACCGGGTTGTTGAGAATAAGGAATGAGGTACCTTGTTCCAGTATCAGCTACAATCGTTGATGGAGTGAAATTGGGTAAAGGCTGGTAACACACACGAAGCTTCCCGTAATAGAACGGAGAAGCGTTGACTAAAATTTTTATTTTCAAGTTACCACGAACAAAAGAAAAGTTGTTCAAACGGTATTTAGTTGCAGCATTATTGAAAAACAACTGCCAAGGTGATATAGTTCTTCGAATTCCTATAGCATCACTTTCATTCCATGTGAAAGTGTCAATGATCACGGGTCTCTTCAAGTAGGAGCCAAGCGACGCGGAATCGGTCGCATCAACAGCGGCCATATCCGTGTAGGGCGAACGCATAATCATTGTATCACCAATGGTTGATTCAACAAAAGCAACGTTTTCCTCTTCTTTGGAGGAAACAGGAGTGACTTCAGGAATATCCGCTGATTGTAGTTTTAAACTTCCACACTGTATCTCACACCGGAGATTACAGCCTTTGCACTGCGGACAATCCACGTATATCTCCCAGTGATTTTCGGCTGGACAGCCGCATCGATAGGAAAACATATATGAATCATACGCCGGATCTTCATCTGAGTAGTATCCATTGAACCGTTGTCTTTTTCTTTGTTCAAATTTTTCATTTTTATTGAGTTTTGTGGAGGGATTGCACCTCTCATCTTTTTCATTTTTATGTTTATATTGAGCACGTCATTTTTAAAATGTTGCTTTAGACGTATTAATCACAACAAGTTTTGAGATTGGTGCACTCTAGCCGATGCTTCTCTAAATAGAGATTTTGGGGAACACCCGGGCAGGAGGAGACAGCGCCCACTCTCTAGATCATTAATCTCAATTGGATCTAGCAGATAGCTAACTGAATCTCGGAAAGGCTTTGGACTATAGTCGTCCGCCCTCGTCACGAGTCGAGGACCATGGTTTTCCTGGGAATATCTCAACATTTTTGGAATTTTCTTTAAACCTTGCGGCTAAATCATCCCATGTTGGGAACGTGGCAGGACCCACGAAGGGTTTCAAACGTTTGTCAATCAAACTCATCAAGAATTCTCTTTCAACTTCAAATTTCTTGCGACCATAAAAGAACCATTCATTCACTGCAGACTCAATAACTGCAATCATTTGTGCTTCAGGACAAATAGTTTTGGAAGGTAACCAAATTGTTAACATTTTCTGGATAGATGCCTCTTCTAATGGACAAAGATAGCTTTGTAAATCCTCATCAAATCTCCATGTTCGTATTAAAAACGAAATTTCATCAATATGAATAAAAGGAACAGACTTTGCTTCTTTATCAGCCATAGTATAGGTGACTCCAATGCGTTCTAACTCTGCTTGAATGGCAGTGTGATTGAACCATGGTGCTCGCGATGAGACACCAAACGCATTATCGTCTCCATATGTCATTAAAGCGACATTTTCTTGGAAATCTTCACAGTGTTGTTCTGGATTTAGCATAATATATGCATATCGTTGATACAAACTGTTGACCAAACTATTAATGATCACTGTCAATGGGTGACCAGATGGGTTAGAACCGAAAAACTCTATGAGATCACCATCAAAATCAATGAGCGGATAAGCAGTATCTTCAGCGATACACTTAAGGGCTAGTAAGTCTTCATCCGACCAACCTGCAGCTCTATGAATTTCGATGATAATATCGTATGCAGCAAGGATAAAATCTGGTAACATTTTCTTATCGAATTTACCATAATCTCCGGCTACCATCTTGTCAGCACCAAATTGTGTTAAATGGTTGCGAATTTCTTCCCACTCCAATGATTGTGCTACTGTTCCAGGCGCGGCTTCAAATATGAATCTATTCTTCATCATCACTCTGATGAACGACAATAGACGTTTGCGCACTACAATACACCAATCAGTTGGTCCACCAGCAAATACACGCACTTTACCAGCTTCAATTTTAGCTAGAGTCATAGCTTCATCTTTCAAATGTGCAGTAAAAACAGGCATATACCGAATTCCTCTACGATACTTGTCTTCACAATCTCGAACTCTATCCCAAATTTCGGCAGTAAAAGTTTTGGCATCCGGCTGATCACTAGTTGGTTCAGCGTCTTTCATTTCGAACCGCTTACTCTTCTTCCATGGGAACCCTAGTGATGTATTAAAATTCATTTTGTCAATAAATTTCACACCAGCAATACCATTAACAGCAGCACGATCAGATAAAACCTGAAGTTCATTTAGATCTTTTTGTTTCAACTTTGATAATATGTCACGAGTAAATGAAGTTTTCGCCATTTCTAAATACTTACGATTGTAATTAGTTTTAGCAGCGAATATATCCTTCATCGCCAAGTGCCATGGCATCCAAGATTTCATAGTAGGACGTCCAAATTTCTCTGGCCATCCTCTCAATTCTCGAATTTTGTCACCCAAGTACGAAACACAAACCTTGCTATTCATTCTAGCTCGGAAATCAGTAAAAGATCCATAAACATGAGCACTACCATCAGCCATCCACCGCAAAGTAGAATTCTTGTGTAACATTGGAGTTAATTCACGACTAACGGTTGGAGTACTCAAAACAGGCTCACCACTCTGGACTTGATACGCTTTGAAATGCTTAAGATTTTTGTCAAGAATTGCTGTATTGATGCGCAAGGAGTACGCAGTATTATATCGCCCACCCATTACGTGCATCCCAACAATTACATTGCCTACTGGAGCCTTCATAATCAGAACTTTTCCACAATCACCATTCACTGTATCTTGTTCAACATGCATGCCCCACAAAGATAGTTCACGTTGTAGCTCGGACACCGCTAATTTTGTTGAGTGAATATTACTCACACTTTGTTTTTCAATGTCACCGCCTCGACCACGGCCAACAAGTAAACCATTAGCAACGCCACCAAAGGTAGGTAGAGCAAAGTACTTACGCAAATCTCTTCCTGGAGGATTGTTGAATACTTCAAAGAAACATAGATCATTTTCACGATCACGAATAACATCGGATTGACGGAGAATTAATTTCACATTGGAAGTCACACCTGCTACTTGAGCTTCACGGCATAGTTCTAGTTCAATATCACCATTTTCTGGTAAGTTATGATTATTGGTCATATAGATATGTCCACATACATTAAG